AAATCTCTGCTGCGTTGACTGCTTCCAGTTTAGAACGCATTGCATAGATAATCGGAATATCTAATGCTTCTTTAATATCATCAGCAATAGCTTCATAGCGTTTAGTAACACAGTAAACTTTATGTCCTGATTCTAATAATAAATTTATTATCTTGTTCCATACAGTAGGATCAAGCGTGTATGTCTCATCATAGTCTATGGCTACATTCATTTTTTTAAGACTTTTTTTATTTGTTTGTCTAACTCTTTATCGTAATTGTTTTTGATTACCGCAAAGCCAATAGCAAAAAAGTCCATAAATTTTCTGTGTTGTATTGTTTGCTTCCATACAGCTAATAGTTTTGTTGTCTTGCCTTGCTTCTTAAATAAATAATCTTTAGTCATAAATTTATTTTGCGCTTTATCAACTGATTTATTTTTAAGACCTGTTATGTTTCCAAACTTATTAACAGCACCTTTACCGTCACCAATTGGTACTAGTTTTCTATTTGGTACAACCTCTGTATCACCCGATAATGGATAACGTAAGTATTGCGCTGCTATGTCTTTAATAAATATCAATGCAGATAAATCATTTGGTTTTGCCTTAAAGAAGTTAATAGACCTAATACTAAATGGTGTTGGTCTATCTAATTTCTTTTGCAGTTGCGCTCTTTCAGCATTAGCTGTTTTTCTAGCTATTTCATTTAAAGCATTAGCAGCAGCTACAGGAAAATGTTTGCGTTGAAATAGATTCATTTTGCGTTTTAAATCTTTTTCGTTGCTAATTATTCTTAACTCTACAGCGCTCATTGCTCTCTCCAATTAGACTTACCTTTAAACGTAAGACCTAGCTCTTTTGCTTTACGCATTACAGTTGATTGAGATACACCCAATGAACGTGCTGCATCATTGCTAGATTTACCTGCGCTAATTTGTTGTATCAATTTATCTTTATTTATTTGTTTTTTTATGTTTGCCATTTACAAATTATATATGTAATAAATTCTGTTTATAAGTTTTCAAGCTTGTCAATTAGCCTGTTTAAAAAAAAGTTGCTTTTCTTTAAATCCTGTATGTTTTGGTCTTTATAGTTCTCACGCCATACATACTTAATGATATTGCCCTTGCAATACCCTTTAAATTCTTCAGCGGTAAGCATAGATTCGATTGCATCTAAACACTCTATGCTGCCTTGATTGTAATGCTGTGGTTTATCTACTGGATCATGCTTCATTTGTTTCTCCTTATTAATTCATTTCTGCATTTTTGCGCTACTTTTGGTTTAGTAGAGCTGTTATCAATTATGTTTTGCAATTCTGTGTCAGTAGCGCACTTAGCGTAGTAATGTGTAATAGTTATTTTGCCTGTTTCTCTACTTCTTACTTTTTCTGACTTTTTTATCTTTATTGGCATTTTTTTTCCTTTTCTTTTTGTTAAATATTTTTTCCCAATTGTCTTGGTATTGCGTACCTGTCTCAGGTCGCCTTTTAGAACCCTTACTCATCATCATCAAAATACATGTAGTAAAAAGTAGCGCACCACAAAAAAACAAACACTGGTATTAGCCATATCTCAAACATTTTTATTAACCCTCACAAATTGACTGCCCTCAAACATGAGGGCTATTTCTAAACGCATATCCATTAGCTCTTTGGGTACACTCCTAAATAACTCTTGCACACTTATAAATCCTGCTTTTTTATCTATGCTATGTACTGCCCTTGCTCTTGGCAGCTCATAATCAAAATCTGTGACGTACCAAATTTGTCCATCCCAATCAAAACACCTAATATGCGATTCAAGTTTTTTAATGCCTTGCTTTTCAGCTTCTTCAATAAGTACGTCATATGCTCGCAACATCATTAACAACATATCTAGTTTTTTGTTATCGTCATTTGACCGCATTGCTTCCTTTAACAAAATTTCAGCTCTCTCAAATTTAATCTTTAACGTATTAGTAATAATTGGTTTCAATCGCTCAAATCCGCCCCATTCAATTTTTGTTTTTTGCTTAACTTCATTTAGTTGTTTTAGCTTCTCCTCAATAAGAGGTTCATAACTTTTATCTTTATATGGATTGCTTCTAATCATGTAAATCACTTGTGGATTGGATGGGTTGCTTATAAAAGCAAACCCAACCAGTCCAAAATAGGATGATCGGTAGATAAAACCCATCCAAAACCCATCCAAAACCAGTCCAAAAGTCAGCCATGCTAAAAAACCTCACTATCCCATTTCTTAGATTGATAACCACCTCTCTCTTTATCGTGATGTATCAAATCTGCTTCTAATAAGTCAGTTAATCGTGATTGCAGTGTTTTCTTGTTAATATTCATATGTGCTGCAAGCACTGTTGGAGCTACCCAAACATCAACTGGATTTTCTGCATTTTTTAACAATTGATATTGCTCTATAGCTTCTATAGTTTCTTGTTTCTTTTTTGTCATGCCAGTCAATTTAGGCTTTTCTTCAGTCATTTTTAAAACACCTGAAGTCATGCTTTCAAAGCCCATAAGTGGTGATATTTCTACAAATTTAAAAAACAAATCACTAATAGCCATACCGTCTTTAACTAATGTCTGCTTCATAGTCACGAACATCGTATTATCAGAATCTTCTCTATCTATCTTAAATTCGTAATCAAGCGCTGCTGGCAATACTGAGCTACCTCTACTTCGAGTACCTACGCCATGACCTGTATGATGCACAATTAATATAGTCGCGTTAAATTCCTCTTTTAGCTCATCTATGCGCTGTATGTACTTATTCATATCGCTAGTAGAGTTTTCATCACCACCACCAAAAGTACGCGCTAAAGTATCAAGTACAATGCAACCTATTGAGCCTGTTTGTATCTCCATAGCGCGTAAGACTTCTTGTAAATGCTTGTAATCCTCATCATCAAGTATTCTTGCCCCTCTATTGCTTATTAATAATGGCTGACCGCCTAATTTGACGTTATAAAACTGCTGATATGCACAAAATCGCCTAGATATACTGACATTACCCTCACCTGCTATGTAAGCAACGGTAGCTTTTTTAGCTTTATGACCATAAAAATCTTTACCTGTAGCAATGGCGCAAGCCATAGCAATGCCTATAAATGATTTACCGCTTTTTGGCTTACCAAACAAACTAGCTACTGAGCCACGCTCAAATACGCCTTCTATTAACCAATCAGGCTCAGTAATGTTTGCAACTATCTCATCTACTGTTTGAAAATGCAGCATTCCTCTTGGTGGCTTAACTGGATTTTTTGCAATGTAATCTTCTAGCTCTTTTGAGCTTTTAAACAGGTCTTTTTCTGCTGCATCCCATAGATCGTCTTTTTCTGCTAAATCTTTAGGTGGATTAACCACCCTGACATTGCAATTATTAGCTTTTAAATGTGCTGCTATTGCACTAGCTGCTTTTAACCCAGCATCATCCTTATCAGGGAAGATAATTACTTCCCTTTCATACAATGCTGACCAGTCTGTTTTATCCCAGCCTGTAGCGCCACCATGCCAACAAGCGCAATCAAAATCATAAATACGCTCACATCCTCGCATGGCTTTTTCGCCTTCGTTTACTATGACTGGCTTATCTTTATGTTTGTCAGTTACATATAGTGGCAATAATCCACTAGGTCTCCGCATAGACCAAGTACCATCCGTGTTTAGACTAAATGGCGCATATTTTTGTTTAATCCAATGATTCTCAGGAAAGCGCATAACATGAAAATTAGGCGCATATTGAACTTTTACTATCGCTTGCTGATACAGCTCGCGCATTTGTTCTACAGATAATGACCGCCCACCATCGTTCTTAGGGGGAGATAAAGTTTGAATATCAAGCGAACGGTCATATCCGAACTGTTTAAGCGTGTCCTCAACGCTTTTGCCAAGATGATTGATCAGCCATACAACACCACCACCATCGCCTTCTTCGTGATCATAGAATGTTGCTTTATCAGGCTGAAATACCATAGAGCCATGATTGCCCCATCGCCACTCAGTAGCCTTTTTACAAAAGTTAGGCTCTCCAAGTAGTTGCAGGGCAATTTCAGGCGCAATGGCTTGCCAATCAACTTGATTCATTAAAACGGTATATCGTCAGTTGTTACCGTTTGTTTAATTTCCACATTGCCTACAGGCTGTGCATCGCTACCTATTTCAGATAAATACCACTGTGGTATGTTGTAGCCTTCCCATCTATCTTTAAAAGCTATAAATTCAAATTGTGGTATAGACGTAGGATAGTCTTTATGCTGCTCACTACCTGTATATTTAAAAGTTGGTAATTGTCCTTGCACAGCATCATTCTTTTTATCCCAATAAGTGCCTAACATTTGTTCCCAACCTTTTAACTCGCCAAAAGAATTTCTGCGCCAAACTACAGGCTCAGGATAACCATGCACCATGACATATGATGAAAAAGCTCTTTTAAAATCAGGATCACTTTCACTAAGGTTTTCTTCCATAGCGCCCATGACTTTATCGTAAATGTAGGTATATGACTTTTCAGCACTGTTGTATTTGCCCCAGCCAGTCGCAAGTGTTACTGGATCAAGCTGTATGTATTCAAGCTTAATTTCAGCGCCTTCTCTACCACCTAAGTACCATTTTTTCATATTCGCATGATGCGATAAATAAATACTCGTTCCACCTTCCTTTTTTGGCATTTCTATTTCAAATCCCATTTTCTTCTCCTTTTTTAATGTAGGTTGTAACGCCCACTTTTTACATAAGTTGCTTCAAGGCGCTCAACATTGTTTGCCTTAAAACGCTCAAAACTATCATCTTGTTCTATTCCAAATATCAGACATGCGCGCAAATAATTCTCATAATGCTCCATGCAATAATTCTCAAAATCCTCACAAAATATCGTCTGCATTTTTTATTATTGATTTAAAGTCATTACACAAAGCTTTGACCTCACAATGTAAATGCACTTCATTATTTACTGGTTGTTTTGGATCAATCGCATGTACTGGTATAACTATGCGTATGGGCTTAGTGTTGTATTTGTATATCAATACTGGAATGTATTCAGTACCAGCACTTTTACATGCTTGTTCCCACCATTGCTCTTGCGCCCAATTGTTCTTGCCTTTTTGATAAAACTTACATTCAATTGCAAACTTCTTAAATATAATGTCGCAACCGCCTTCCCTCGTTTGATCTAAATTTCTTTTTGCAGGTTTTTCATCTTCTTCTATTAAATGTTTGTTAATTAATGTGCAAATTAATCTTTCAAATCTTGCGCCTTTATCTCTGCTATTCACCATGACTTGTTCCATGCCAAAGGTTATAGGCTCTAATTAAATCTTCTAAGCTCATGCGCTCTATTGGCTCTGTAGTTTCCAATGAACCATCATTCATATGCTTTATAACAGTGCCATCTTGCAGACATGTAGTAGATATTGTTGAACCATAAAAAGTCTGACTTTCATAACTTTTAGTTGACTTAGACCAATCCATAACCTCTTCTATAAAGTCTTGATCTACTTCATTCTTACGCTCTGCATAAAGACTCATTAACTCATCCCATCTATAAAGCTGCTTCGTATCAGAGTCCCAATAAAAGCCTTTATAAATGTTAGGTATTTTTCTAGTCATGCACGCCTTCAGTTTCCAGCGTAACAATGCCTGTTTTGATTAAAATGTCTGCGGTAGCACCTAGTTTTCTACCAGTTTTGCTACACCATTCTTTAAATAATTGATGGGTTTCTTGACTTACCCAAATGGCTTCTTTTTCGTTCTCAGACATAACACTCTCCTATATAAAAGTTTATTAAAAAATTTATGTAAAGTCCATTACATGTTTGCTCTTTACAATCTATAATCCGTATTAAGGGCAGCGGTCAAACTCTCCTTATACTCCCTTTCTTATGACTCGCTCGCCCTTACTTTAATTTGTGGCTGTTTTAAGCGTATTGAATAAGCTTCCTTAGCTGGAATAACACGCTCTTTTTGCTCCTTATAATTTCTCATACCCCAATTCAAGGTGTAATCCTTACTGGTAGCTTTACTATGATTGCCCATAGTTACCATGACTCTAGCCATTATTTGTTCTTCTAAAGCTTTGTATTTAGCAATGCGATCTCTAACCTCAATCAGCTCATCTACATCGTTAATAGATTCATCAGTAAGTATTAATGTTTCTTCCTCAGTGGCTTCTTCATTCATAATATAAGCATCATGAATAGTCTCAGGCGCATACCAATCTTCTTCATCTATTCTTCTATCAAAATCTTCAACCACTTCTTTAAGCTGCTCTGCAAACTCAGGATCACGTTGATATACATAAGTTCGTAAATCATTAGAGTTATAAAGAACACAAAGCACCCCATAGTCAGCTTCACAAATTTCCATAGATGAGAAAAGCTGTAATACACCCATGTATAAAGGTGGCTCAACTTTTTGCGGAAACTCCCTAGTAGTTTTGCACTCAAATACTACAGCGCCTTTTAATTCTAGTTTAGTGGCTCTAGGCAGATATATGCCTTTATTAACATCTTCCTCTATAACAAGACCATCAGCTCTACCTATACCATCTAAAGATGCTTCTAGTTTAAGTGAGCGGTGTTCAACCTTGTCTGTAATATCGGTATCTACAAAGCCCATACCCAATCTTTTTGCTGCTGTTTGTATGCAAACACCCTCTAAAGCATCGCCCATTTCTTGATATGCAGTTTGTTCATAATCATCTATAAGCTCACCATTCTTTTCATCTATTGCTTTTTTTAAACAATCATTTTTAGTAAAAAATTTACTATGACCCATCAATGCACATACGATTGAGCTAGTTGCTCTGTACCAAGTTAATTTACCTACCATGTTATCTCCTTATAATGGTTGATGTATCTGATAATTCAGATAAGTTAGTAACATTAAAGGTAGCTGTTGTATGTACTCAAATAGAAAATTTGATGTATGTAACGATTTATATATTATGCGAAGTAACATATTACAAAAAATACCCTTGCAGTTGGTTTGTCACTGAATCAAAGCTATTTACAAGCCCTGCTCCTGTGGATAAGTTATTTTGGATAATTGTAGATAACAAGGGTCGCATGTTCATTTTGCTCCCTTATAATCAATATCATTATCGCTTTCATTGGCTGCTGCTTTCAACGCTCTGCTGGTTGCAGGAATCAATCTTTTAAATTCATGTATTTTCATTTCTTGGCTGTAAGGGCTGCGCGCAATCTTTTCAGCTTCTTGTAAGCTCTCGCGTGTAATCTCTATGTAATTGCTTAAATGTGCAACTGTGTTGCTTGGAACTGTTATGCGATTTGCATTGGTGTTATACAAGTTATAATGCTTAATCTTCGCCCTTCTTGTATTTGTCTGTTTAGGTTTGTATGACTCTTTGTATGACATTTTTTATACATTAAAATATATATGTGTATTTTTCAACAACAATTAGTGTCCTAAATTAGTGCTAATTCGTAACACTATTATTTTTTTTATCTTCTAAATTTAATATGATTGACTTAACCAAGTCTAAATCCATATCCCCATAAGGCACTTGATCTGCATATGTACCAAGTAATTTATCCACTGCTTTTTTTATAAAATCTAATACTTCTGCGTTATCTCCTAATTGACTAGCAACATATAATAAAGTTTTAAAATGCCTAGCGGTGTGTATTTTTAAGCCTTCAATAACCATATCTGAGGGCTTATAACAAGTAAACCTTCCATCATCGGTATCGCATGTTTGCAGATAGCCAA